CGGGCCGTGGAGCAACGGAATCGGGACGGCGGGCGACAAGTCGTGCCGTATCTCGATCCACGCCAGCGGGTCCGTCGATGTGCAGCAGGCGGCGATGGCGGGCGGATGGATTTCGTTCGATGGCGTCAACTTCTCGGTGACGGCATGAGCGCCGAACTCGACCAGTACTCGTTCGACGAGGTTTGGCACGAGAAGCAGTGGCGCCTGTGCGCGCCCGACAGCGACGATCCCGACAAGTTGCTGGCCGGGTTCATGTACTTCTGCGAGCACTTCTGGTCGATCCGTCATCCCGAGCGTGGTCGCATCCTGTTTCAGCCCTTCGAGAGCCAGGTCGAGACTGTGTTCACCTGGATCAATCATCGCCATGTGTTGATCCTCAAAGCGCGCCAGATCGGGTTCTCGACGCTGATCGCGACCTACGCCTTCTGGCTCACGTACTTCTATCCCGACCGCGCCGTGCTGATGCTGAGCCGCACCGAGCGGGAAGCGATCAAGCTGTTGTCGAAGGCCAAGTACGGCTACCAGTTCCTACCGGACTGGATGAAGTGGCGCGGCGGTCCGATCAACCAGACGTTGACCACGTTCACGTTCACCAACAACAGCTACATCGAGTCGCTGCCGTCAGCGAGCGATCCGGCTCGTGGCGAATCCGCGTACCTCGTCGTTGTTGACGAGTTGGCCTTTCTCCCCAACAGCGAGGAAGCGTGGGGCGCCATCGAGCCGGTCGCTGACGTTGGTGGCCGGATCATCATGATGTCCACCGCCAACGGTGAGGGCAACCTGTTCCACGCTCTGTGGTCGGAGGCGATCGTCGGCCATAACCGCTTCGAGCCGCTGTTCTTCCCGTGGTCCGCCAACGGTCGCGACCAAGCCTGGTACGACGCCAAGTCGGCTGAGCTCCCGGACTGGCAGATGGCGCAGGAGTATCCCGACAACGCCGAGGACGCGTTCTTGAAGTCAGGTCGTCCGGTGTTCGATCTGCGCCGCCTTCGTGAAATCGAACCACGCGATCCGCAGCTGATGGGCTACCTCAATCAGCGCCTGCAGTTCATCGAGGATGGCGGTTCGCTGCACGTATGGGAGCCCCCCGACAAGGACGGCAAGTACGTCATCGGCGCTGACCCGTCGCAGGGCCTCGAACACAGCGACCGTGCTTCGGTCCACGTCATCAACGCACGCAACGGTCACGTCGTCGCGACCTGGTGCGGACTGATCGACCCTGATCTGCTGGGTAGCGACGTGCTGGCTCGACTCGGCAACTGGTACAACCGGGCCCTGGTTGGGGTCGAGTCCAACATGCATGGTCTCACCACCCTGACTGCGCTGCGGCGTATCGGTTACTTTCCGATCTACTACCAACGCTCGCCCAAGTACAAGAACTCGGTGCCGACCGACGTGCTCGGGTATCGCACCGATCAGGTCACCAAGCCGCTGATGATCGACGAGTTGGGGCGCGAGCTCCGTGACGACGGCAAGCTGACGTTGTGGTGCGCCGAGACACTCGCGGAACTGCGTACCTTCGTGCGCACCGACAAGGGCAAGATGCAGGGCTCGCCCTACGACGACCGCGTGATCAGCCTGGCGATCGCCAATCAGATGTTGAAGTTCGTGTGGTTCTCCGAGTTCCAGCCCAAGGAGGAACCGCCCCCCTACTCGATCGGCTGGTGGTCCAAGCGCACCTACGGTACGACCTACGACGACATCGTGAACGATCGCAACCGTCATGCGATCACGGTGGAACGTCCCAAGATCGGGCAGTTCGCCGTGCGTCGTTCATAATCTCTCAGGAGGGCAACATGGCAAAGACACGAGCGCAGTTGGCACGACCGGCTGCCAAGGGCAAGCATCAGCGCACCGGGCAGCGCCGCAACCAGCGGCGTTACCCACCGGCCGGTGAGGAATGGGGCCAGAAGAACTGGACCGGCACGGGGCAGGGCGTCGTCCAGCCCTACGGGATGCTGCTGTGGGAGACACAGATCGTGGTGGCGCCGTCGAGCGGAGCGGTGCGCGTCAACAACGCCGACCCGTCGATGGCTACCCACGTCTTCGTCAGCGAGACCTATCAGCCGGGCTCGGTCGGTGATCCGATCGCGACACTGATCGTCAACGACCCGCTGCGCATCTACAACGCTGGCGACACGACCAAGTGGCTCGACTACAAGATCACCGCCATCACCGATGCCGGGGCCTACCGCGACTACACCGTCACCCAGCCGATCAACCACGGTGGGCTGGTGCCCACAGCGGGGATGCTGATGGGGATTGCCGAGCGCGCCGCCACGTCGCCGTTCGGACCCTACGACCCCGGCGAACACACCGTCGATGAAGTCAAGGATCACGTCAATGGGCTGCCACTAGACGACCAGCGCGCGAGCATCATCCAGGCCATCGTCGATCTGGAACGAGCCAACAAGAACCGCACCACGCTCGTCAGCTGGCTCGACCAGCAACTCGGAGTCGAGTGAGCCAGTGCGCGTGTGGGAAGCCGACCGAACCCGGTCGCGCCGAGTGCTTCCGTTGCCGCGTGTCAACGATTGGCGTTACGTGGCGCGGTGGCGCGCGCGAAGGGCACGCCCAGTGGCACCGCAGCAAGCACGACTACCTGAGAGACAATCTGCACGTCGGCTCTGAGAAAGAGTTGGCACGACGCAGCAATGTGGAGAGGGCACCACCGTGACCCAAAGCGAACTGCTGAACTACTACCAGAACGAGTTGAAGCGATCGAAGTCTTGGCGCTCGTCATCGACCACCAACTACGACGACGAGTGGCGGCGCTACGTCGAGTTGTACCAGGGGCGCTACATCGACGGCACGCCGTCCACCGATCAGCTGGTGGTCAACATGGTGTTCGCCACCGTCAACGTGATGGTGCCTGCGGTGGCGATCAACTATCCGCGGTTCGTGGTCAACGCTCGCAACCCCGAGTCGGCTGCTACCGCGATCATCACCGAGGAAGTGCTGAACTACCTGTGGCGGGCGTACGACTATCAGCGTGAGTTCCGGCTGTCGGTGATCGACTGGATCGTGGCCGGGCATGGCTGGGTGAAGTGCGGCTACAAGTGGACCAAGCCACCCGAGGCGAAGCAGTCCGAAGTGGTGGCCGGTCAGTCGGGCGACGAAGACGGGGCCGACGAGGGCATCGACGACCGCGAAGACAAAGAGGGCAACGTCGAGAGCGAGATGCTGCAGTGGGACGAGGATCGCCCCTTCATCGAACGCATCTCGATCTTCGACATGTTCGTCGATCCCGATGCTCGCCACCCGAAGGAGATGCGTTGGATCGCGCAGCGGACGTGGCGCCCGGTGGCGGACGTGAACGTTGATAGTCGCTACTCGCCAACTGCCCGCAAGCGCGCCACCGGCACGTCGTGGAGTCGCTGGGATACCAGCAGCAGCATGGGCGGTGGCGACGCGCGTGGCAACGACGAGAAGCCCAGCCAGGGCGCGGTCACGTTCTGCGAAGTGATCGAGTTCTACGACTTGAAGCGATACAAGGTCTCGACGTTCGTGGCGCAGACCGACGACAACGAGGGCGAGAGCTCGGGGTTCCTGATCAGGCCCGCCAAGATGCCGTACACGTTCGGGCATCCGTTCGTGATGCTGCGCAACTACGAAGTGCCGGACCACTTCTACCCGGTCGGGGATGTGGCGCAGATCGAGTCGTTGCAGTTGGAGTTGAACGAGACCCGCACGCAGATGTTCAACTACCGCAAGAAGTTCCGGCGCGCCTGGCTGTACGCCAAGGACCGCTTCGACGAAGACGGGATCGCGGCGTTGCAGTCCGACAAGGACAACGTGATGATCCCAACCCAGGGCGACGACAACCCGGAGGGTTCGGTGGTGCCGGTGCCGGTGGTGATCACGCCGTCCGAGTTCTTCGATCAGTCAGCGATGATCGCGAACGACATCGACCGCGTGAGTGGCGTGAGCGACTACCAGCGCGGGTCCCCACAGCAGCAGATCAAGCGCACAGCTACCGAGGCGGCGATGATCCAGGACTCGTCCAACGCCCGCGCCCAGGACCGGCTGGCGAAGGTGGAAGGCGTGCTGGCCGAGATTGCCGAGCGCATTGTCGGGCTCATGCAGCAGTACACGACCGGCGATCAGGTCGCTCGAATCGTGACGATGCCCGTTCGCGGCTGGGTCAACTTCGATCCCGACAGAGTAAAGGGCAAGTTCGACTTCGAGGTTCAGGGTGGATCGACCGAGCCT